TAAAGTGTTTTGAGATCTGCATTATGGGGTAACTCCCAGTAGCTTATTAATCTCTGTTTGCCGTAAAGGATTAGAAGAAGGACCAAAAGCGCCTCTTTGCCTAGCTTTTTCAAAATCAACATCAATATCTATAGTTTCAGGTACATCGCTTTTCGTAATTGGTCTTCTATTTTGAGGAACTTGCGAACCTGTCGGTTGATCTTGAACATTAGTAATTTCATCTATTGTGCCTCGTATTCCTCCACCAACTCCAGCCGCCGCTATTAAAGAAGCCGTTCTATTAACAGCGGGTGCAATGTAATTATTAATAGTCCAGATAACACGATTCGCATCAAAAGCTTCTCCTCTTGTAGGAATATTTGCGCCAGATTTAATAGCGTCATCATATAAATCCGCCCTAAGTCTATTAGATGTTAGATAATTTAACATTACTTTACTTCTTAAAAGTCTAGAAGTAATAACTGGAACTCCAACAGCTATAGCAGCACCTCCTATACTACCAATGCTTCCTAAAAGTCCAAAAGTTAAAAGTGCAGTAGATGCTTTTGCAACTTCTGCTCCTGCGCCTGTTCTAGCAGTAGCACCCGCTAAAGATCCTATTGATTTAAGTCCAACACCTGACATAGTAATAGTGTCTTTAGCTAATTTTTCTAATTTAGAAACAACTTCTTTTCCCAATATGCTAGTTAAACCACTTTTTTTATTTAATTCATTAAGGGCTTTTCCTAGCTGTTGACCAAACTGACCTGTATTAACAGCTTCAGGAGATAACGTTACTTTAGAAAGTAAAGTTCTCATAGCCATGTCTTTTATACCACCAACTTTTTCTAGTTCGCCCTCTCCTAACAAAGTCTTTAAACGATTAAAACTTTTTGGACTCTCTATAAGACCAGCAATTAATTTTTCTGGTTCTTCTACAGGGCCTCCATCTTTTAAAATTTTTAAAACGTTATCATTAGAAATATTTTTTTGAACTTTCATTGATTGTTTTAACGTTAAAAGTTGTTCTTTTAAAGGTTTGTTTGTTACAAAAGATGCGTTTTCTAATATTTCATTTCCAGATCTTCCTAATATATAAGCATCGTTCATTGTTGCCCTAAGTATCTCTGATGAATCTTTTCCAAACAAAGTATCTTGCACATCTGGACCTAAATCTCGATATTTTTTAGCAAAAGCCGGAGCATCAAGTTTTCCATTAGGTAGTTTTGAAGTTTCTATCGTTCTGTTTATCCAAGTTTTAGCTAAACCATTTCTAGCGGCTTCTCGTAATAAAACAGGGTTTGCTCCTGCAATTGCCAGTTGATTAAGTTCTTCTATTTGACTCGTGTAATCAGCTAAATGCATTCTAGTGTACACATCGTCAGGGCCTAATTTAGAAATAAAATCATTAATTTTTGGAACAGCACCTCCTGGAAATTCTTTATTGATTAAAGCATTCGCCTGAGAATAATTACCTTCGGATACAAGTCTTGAAATAGTTTTTAAACTTTCTGAAGCGGTAGATTTAGACAATTCTAAAGCCGCTTTTCCTTTAGGTGTAACAGCGTCTAGATACATCTTTAATTTAGGAGCGTTACCCTGTTCAACAGTTTGCTGGAGAACATCTATGTTACTGTTATAGAAGTTGTCTTTTGCATTCTTCATAAGCACATTAACAGCAGCGTTATTAAACTGTTTTTGTCCGTCTGTATAAAATTGATTAGCTTGTTTCCATAGCGCTAAACCCTGTCTTAATGAATCTGATTCCGTAGGTCCAAGTCCAATTTGAAAAACATTACCGTTATCAAGTTTAACCGTTCTGTATCCAAGAGCTAAATCTCGAGATAACTCAACAAATCTTGAATCTATTGTTTCGTCAACCGCATTAATAATTTTTGAAACTCCAGCTTGGGCGGCTTGTGGCACTAATTCAGGATCTCTTATAGATAATCTCAACGCTTGTTTTAACTGAGTCAACTGTTCTAGGGTCATTGACGGTGTTTCTTCTATTATGTTAAATAACTTTCCATCATAATTTACAAAAGAGTTAGAACGCCTAAGTTCTCCAACCGCAGTTCGTACGCCTCCCATGTTAAAAACAGCACCAGTTTCTCCTATAACTTTTTCTGCGTTTTTATATAAAGCAGAAGACTCAGCTTGAAAAAGTTTTGTAGCCAAAGGTAAAATATTTGTGTATGAAGAAGGAACACCATTTGTTGGATCGTAAAGTTTTCCCCATATATCTAATTCTTTTTGAACCACTCCTTTTAAATGTTGTTGAGCAAGATTAAAAGCAGCTTCTGGGTCATCAAGTTTATCAGTAATAAGTTTAGCTACAGCTTGTCCTTCTCTTTGTAACGCTTCTTTAGCCGCTTCTTCTGATATGTTTCCTGCATTAACTTCTTCAAGTATTGATTTAATGTAAGCTAAATTATTTTTTCCAACCGCTGTATTGGGAACCACCATTTCATTAACAGCTAACATAGTATTAGATATATCTTTACCCGCCACTACTCCTGGAGTCATTTTAACCTCTCTATTTATTAGCTCTCTGTTATAAGCTCTAACTTCTTCTGAAACTATCTTTTCTGCTTCTTTTTGTTTCATTCCTGGATTTGAAGCAATTATCTCATCTACTCTTTCCGGCGAAATTTCTGGTCCCCTACCTTTAAGAACTCGACCAGCAACCGCTCCTATTCCTCTTCCCATAAGTTCTCCGCCAATATTCTCTATACCCGTCCAGAATATTTGTTGTCCTACCTCTCCTGCTGATTGACTGTTGTATCCCTGAAAATATTCAATAGCTTCATCAGCCGCTCTCGCTAACGCAGCCGCACCACCCACAACAAGAGCTGCAGGAAGAGCAGGGAAAGAACCCATAACAGCTACGGACGAACCAATACCTGCCGCTAAACCGGGTCCGGAACCTCCTACAAAATCAGCTATATCAAAAGAACTAAAAGTTGGTTTATCTACATAAACAAATCCAGAATCAGCTAAACCTAATGTTTTTCTCATAGAAGGGGAAACTTTACTTTGATCTACTATAAAAGTTTCGGGGGCAACTTTTTTAAAAGAACCTTCTCCTAAAACATCTGTGAGAAAAAGCTCTCTGTCCGCATCAGTATCGGCTCTACCGTACTGCACTCTAAAACCTCTATTTTCAATTTCCCCCATTTCTGGGCTAGGCATACTTACTTCTGCTGTAGGTTGGTTAACCTGTGAAACTTCTACGGAAGGAGCATTTCCCATGCCTGATAGTTTATCAGCATCTTCATCTGATAAAGTGTAGTCAAACTCCTCACCATCTGGAGCGGGAACGTTTTCTTTAATTATTTCCATCTCTTCTTCGGATGGAGACATTCCTTCTATGTCTACTTTTAAAGGACCTTGAGGAGTGTTTATTGTTACTATAGCCATTACGGTTTCTTCTTTTTTCTAGCAGCGAGTATTTGTTTAACTTTTAATACTTTGTTCTTATCAAGAAGTTCTTCAGGGGTCATTCCTTTTTGTCCAAGCTTGTCTGCAAGTAATGACTTCGAAGGTGCAAAACCTTTAGATGTACCGAATCTTTGTGAGTGCATAATATACTCGTTTTTTATGCCGTTTAATTTTTCAGTTAAAATAGAATTTACTTGATCTATTGATTTTCTAATATAGTCGGGGTTCTTTAATAACTGATCGTTTACATCTAATATTTTAAAACCTGTTATTTCTCCTTTATCATTTCTATATCTTTCTATACTAAACCCTAATAACTCAGCTACCCTAGCTCTGTCGCTATCCGATATTGTCTTTCCGCTTTCGTTAAGAAATATAGGAGCAATCTGAGCTAATATGTAACGTCCTTGTAAACTAAACTTATCTTTTGCAGACGAGTCTGCGTTATTAAGCCAAGCATCGGCCCATTTACTTAAAACTCCTCCCTCTTCTTTGCTTCCTCCAAACGCCCGCAAAGTTGAAGCAAAACTTTGTTTCATTCCTGTAAATCCGGTCATGTCTTTAGGATCTATTTCCTTTAACGAGTTAACGCGAGTTATTAACTTTACGAGAGGGTCTGCTTTTAATTTATAACCTCTTGTTAAAGCCGCAAACTCTCTTGGCTCTATATACGAACCTTCTGGTAAGTTACCTAACTTTTTACCCACTTCTGTTGGCTTATAGTAATTTATTTTTAACCCTTTAATGTCAAAAGGATTATCTAAGGTAAGATTTCTTGTGTATTTTTCTTCAATCTTTCCTTTTAGTTGAAGAGTTTTTAAGTTGGTACTTGAATCTTTTATTCCTAAAATATCTTCTAACTTAGCTGTAGGTTCACCTATCTTGATAGGTCTTAAAGCAGCAAATTCAGGTGTAGCGGCTTGTGCTGCTGTTAAAGTAGTAAAAGAATTTTTACCAAATTTCTGGCCTCCAACCTCTCCTGGTTGCCTAATAAGATAAGTTGAAGGAGTGTTATCTTTAAGAGTTTTCGCTCTTTTTACTGCTCTATCTTCTCCAGCAATTTTTAACTCTTCTCCAAGTACAAGTTTAGCTATCGATGTTTGCCTTGCTTGTCTTGCAGCCTTTTGTTTAGATCCAAAGCTTATCAATCCAGGAAGAGCTTTTTGCATACCATCTGATATATTTTTTAAAGCGTTTGGTGATTCTCCGCCAGCTATAGAAGCGCCTAGCATAGCTATCAACAAACCTTGTGTTTGTGAGTCTTCTTCAACGGCTGGAATTAAAGCTTCAATGCGCTTTCTAAGTGAGTCCATGTTAGTAGGTTTACCGTCTATTACACGATCCCCCATTTTAATAATATCATCTGAAACAGCTATTTGTAAGTTTTCATCGGTATCAGGGCCATTAAGTTTAAACGCACTAATTAAAACATCAGAATTTACAGGCTTCGACTCACCCTCATCATTACGAACAATAATAGTATCGTCACCTGTTGTCATTGTTCCATCAGCACCAACTGCTCCGCCTTCTCCACCCATCATGTCAGTAACTTCTACTACAGCCTCCACAGCATCGGTTTCGGTATTCTTGTTAGTAGCAACAGCTAAGTTAGCAAACAGTTGATTTTGATCTTTAACTTCTTCAGGTGTTGCTACTGTGGGCGGTTCTTCACCTTGATCACCTGAACTATCAAAAGGAGGAGGCATCTTTTCAGCAATAACAGCAATTTCAGAAGCAGAAGACCCATCCGGTGGCGCACCAAGTGGAGCTTCCATATCTTGCCTAGAAACTTCTTTTATCGGAGCAGCACTTATTTTTGGCTCTTCAACCTGTGGTACAGGTCTGGTTAAGGCACTCTCAGCTATATTTACGATAGCTTCTTCACCGGGACTTGGTGCGTTTATATCTATTGCTGGTTGTTTAAAAGTGCTCAAAGGAAGACTATTTATTTCAGCAACCCTATTCCTTTCTTCATTAATTTGAGCTTCGGTAGCTCCCATTCTTCTAAGTTCGTCTGAGTCAAATTTAAGTTTAGAGTTAATGTTAGGAACACTTACACCTTCTTGAGTTGGAATTGCTCTATCAGCATCCGTTAAATTCCCTACTTTAAGATCTCTAACCTTGTTATTTTGTAGCTTCTCCCCTACGTTTACGTCAGGTCTTAAAGGAATAGGAAATCCCGGTTCATCTCCTTTATATACTCTAACTGCTTGGGCTACTCTAGGATCTTGCATAAAAGATGATTGTTCAACAGCTCTTATTTCATCAGCATTTGCAGTTCCATTTAAAACTTTAGAAATAATAACATTAGCATTAGGGCTACCGCCAAGATTAAACTTAGCAATTCCGCCTTCGTTAAAGACGTAACTAGGTTGCATGTTAACAGCCGCCCCACCTTGGGCCATGGACAGTGTACCACCGCCCATGTCTGATAGAGCATCGTTACTGACTGCATCTACAAGGGAGGGGGACGAAGCTAAAATACCAGATGCCTTCGGGGTAGGGGGGACCATTCCACCGTTATTAAACATATGGCGTCTAGCTAAAACTGATTGAACTGTTCTGTTTCTCATATTAACCCACCATTGTTCCAAATAAATCTCCAAATGGATTATTTAACGATTTATTAATACCAAGAGCACCAATTCCAACTCCAATTGCTTGAGATAAAGGACTTGGATCAGGAGCAGCTTTAGATACCAAAGTATTTTGAGCAGAGCCAATGCTAGGTTTAAAAATATCGCTCATAAAACTAACACGTTGAAACGGTTCGTATTGTTGGGCTAAAGCGTTTGCTCGAGTAGCATCTAATTCAGCTTGCGCTTGAGTTTGCCCTAAACCGCCAAGTTGAGTTTGCGCTTGTATTTGGTTCTGTAACATATTTTGACCTGTAGTACCAAGATTAGCTTGGGCTATACCTAACTGACCAAGAGCACTACCACCTCTAATAGCTTCTTGGCTCTTTCCCTGACCTATACCCGCTAATAATTGAGCTACACCCTGTTGACGTTTCTGTTGGTTTTCAAAAGCTGTTTGGGAAGCATTAGTCGCTTGATTAAAGTTACGAGCATAATCCTCAAACACTCTACGGCTTTGCATTTCCATTAGGTTTCTGTCTAACTCTGCCAACTGAAGACTTCCTCTGTCTCCACCTAACGCTCCAATGCCAGCTTGTCGAGAAGTAATTCCCTGACGCTGTATGTCTGCTTGGCGTTGCATTTCAGCAAGAGCGGCCTGTGTTACGTTTTCTTGGTACGGATTCATGAAAGGATCAAGAGTGGCCTGATCAGGAGTGTACATTTGCCCCGCACCAGCGGCCTGTGTTCCGGCGTCCGTGAACATTTGATTTACGCCAGACAGTCCGGATTGTAATGACCCTATACCACTGCCAATGGTTCCTGAAGCGTCTGTTAAGTAGTCTTGGTATTGCCCAAGACCTTGACCAGCAGCTATAGCAGATGTGGTAAGAGGGTCCATTGCAGCTATTCGTCGATCTGCTCCAATTTCTGCTAAATTTGTAGGTGTCTCCCCTAGTAATCGAGATTGGTCTAATATAGCTCTGCCAGCTTCTTCAATATAAGGAGCTTGCCTAAGAGTCTGACTTGTCTGTGTAACAGCCATTATACTGCCCTCTCAAATTTATTCATCATATCATACATCCTTGCCGCGCCTAAGTCACGATTACCATTACCAGCATTCCTAACAGCTTGCGCCGTCATTACAAACTCACCGTCTGAAAGCATCGCTGGAATACTATCCGAAGTTCCTGATCCCGGCCCTTTTATTTCTCCACCAGCCGCAGCCATTAAACCTGGAGGCATTGCTCCTCCTAATTGAATGGGTTGATTATTAATTGAAGCTAATTGAATTCCAGATGGTCTTTTACCGTAATTACGATCATACCACGTATTCACAGCCTCTTGAGACAGAGTTGGAAACGCTGCCTTCATTTCTTCCCGTGACCTAGGAGGACTTAAACCAGCTTCGGCAAGAAGCCTTTGTCCTTCAGATGTGTTAACAAAATTAGAGTCATTGGCCTTTCCAGCTAAGTAAGCGTCATACGCTGTTCGTTGAGGATCTGTCATATTCGCAACATCTGCGTCCGTTACTTTTGGATCATCTGAAAAAGCATATGATGCTGCCGCACCAAGACCACCTACTATAAGATTGCTACCTAAATTAGTTTGTGCAGCTTTCATAAGACCTTCTTTACTAAAGAAAGGCGCGGCTACTTTAGTAGCACCTATACCTGCCGTTTTAAGTTTTTCAGTAAAAGTAGGAGAAAATTCTTCCCTAAAAGACGCATTAGCTCTGTCACCAAAACCTGGACCCAGCAACTCGCTTTTTTGAACGGGTTGTGTGCTAGCAATACCAACAGATTTTGCTACTCCCGCTTCAGGGTTATAGGTTGGAAAAAATGAAGGGTTATTACCAAAAATACCTTGGCTTAAAGGATTTTGTGGTCCGGAACTAAATAAGTTACCTGCCGCTTGAAAAGGAGCCATAGCACCTTTTGTCAGACCGCCAAAAAAAGTTCTTCCGGTATTTGCAGGAGCCAAACCTCCTTGGATTCCTGACATTAAAGTTTGACCCGCATAGGCCATACCAGCAGATTTTAAAGCATCCCCCCAAGATCCGCCCTGAAGCTTAGTTGTAAGACCAGAAGCTATAATACCACCAATTCCTGGAGCAATAGCATTGCCTATAATAGGAGCAGCAAGAGGAAGAACCTTCTTAAACACTTTCTTAACAGCCCTAAATATCTTCTTAAAGAAGAACTCCGGCTGACCTGTTACAGGGTTAATAGAGTTAAGAGCATCACCAACTACGTAGCGGTTAGGGTTCTCAATGCCCATGGATCTCATCTGGTCGAATAGCTGTGTTTTAAGAGCGGGGTTTGCGTCTAAAATCTCTTTAGGTACAAAGGTTTCTCCCTCTGCCGCATGGACCATGTAGTTATCACCATAACGACCTAATGTGGCTAACCCACTCGCTAACGCTTGCGCGGAAGGTTCACCTTGGAGTTTTATGTTTGACTGAATCATCGAGACACCTCTAATACGCTACCAAATACCATAATCTTAGACGCTGTGTCACAGTTAAGTTTCAGCGTATCACCTGCTTCTAGTACATAAGGACCAGTTAAAAGAACTGATGTAGCCAAAGTAGTAATAGTTTCTTTCCTTAAAGTAACCGTAGCTGAAGCAGAGCTATCTGTTATCTTAGTGAATACCACTATAGATCCACTGTGACTATTATACAAATTAATGTCTTTAATAATTGCTTCTGTGGCATCAGGACACGTATAAATTGTGACATCTCCCGTTGAACCAACTGTAGTTACTATGTTTTTATATGACGAAGCCATTATTCAAAAAACCAACTTAACGCTTTACTAGCATCTTTTCCTTCTATTTCCACAGGAAAATCTTTTTTAGTAAGAGCCATTTCAATATCTCTAAGTATCCTCTGGTAAGTTGCAGAGTCGTATTCTATAGGCGCATCTGGAAAACTATGGTCTAAAAGACTGCCCATTACCTTCTCCCATCCGGTCGTAAATCAAGACGCAAATCGCCCAATGTCCATGCTAAGTTTGTTGTAGAACTTTGTATCCTTATAGCAGCTTGCCGTGACCTCGATCTTAAAAAAGATTGCTGTGTAGAAGAGGTAACAGCATTTGTAGAATTTGTTGCTAAAGAATCTCCAGGATAATTCCTTGTTTTTACTATGTAATCTACAGATGCAGATGCATTACTGCTCGTTATATCTATGTCCGGTATAAGTCTTTGCATAAACATAAACTGTTCACCGTCACCTAAATCAAAATCTGCGGACTCAATAAAAGAAGTCATAGCAGCTCCGTCATTATTATCACCAGATTCATGTATAAAAACATAATTGACATCACTACTTGTTCCGCAAGCTCTAGGATTATCATGTATACTGTAATCCACCCAAGCTGTTCTTGCTAGAGTGCCGATATCCCATGTTCCTTCAGTGTAATTAAACTTAACGTACCTGTCTATTTCAGTTGAATCAGCAGTAGCGTAAAACCAAAACACTTCACTAAACATACGATTAGACGCCGCAAAGAATTTAAAGCTTTGATCAAGGTTTATATCGTCAAATACGTATCTAAGAACAGTACAGGGAACAACTTGAACGCTTCCAGCGTAAGCATAAAAGTTCTCTCTATCCATCCAAAATACTTTATCACCAATTGTTACGGATGTATTTGGTCCAAGAATAGACACGTTTCCAGCGATTAAAGAAAAAGAAAATACCAGATCTCCACCAACAAACCTCATTGCGTGTAGATTAGAATCAGTCCAAATTAACATTTCTTGTCTTGTTCTTTGCGCTGATATAATTTCTGATCCAGATGAAATCCTTTGGCTTCCTGAAGTGTTGTCTACTTTAGGCGTCCACATAAAAGGAGCTTCCTGACTTGACCAACGGACCATTAACAAATCTTGCTCCGTATCGTTTCTTGGATTACAGCCAAAACAAACAACATGCCTGTCCGCACCGGAAACCATAATTCTTCTCGTTATAGTCGGGACATCAGACGCCCCTGATTGAGAAGCAAGCGTTGTTGCTCTGTTGGTTAGTCCTAACGTTTTATCCCAGTAAAAAGGAGTACCGTCATAAACGTTAAATATAAGATCTTCACCCCAGTTGTCCTGAGAGTACAATCTTATGTTAGAACCCGTAGAAGCACTCGTGCTAGAAGATTCTCCCCATCCTACAAAATCATTAGCTTCTTTTACATCAACACCATCTGAATGAGCAGCCGCAGTTGTTCCTCGTGCGCCTCTTGCTACACCAGCGTTTATCGTGTGAGTTGATTTACCTGTGTATTGAATAAGCTCATCATCTATAAGCATTAATCCTACAAAAGTTACACCTGCACCACTTGAAGAACTAGCTGCGGTTGTGCCGTCATCACCTCGAGTCAGTGAACCAAATATGTTACCGGAAATGCTTCCATAACGTATCTTTTCGCTTCCTATTAATATGGTTCCTTTACTAGGAAAGCCACTTGTACTAGCTACTGTAATTGTTGTATCTGAAGCAGTGCGGTTTTCAGCAGTTGTTGTGGATGCAGTTTCAAAATCAGACGCACTTGTAAGAGTAAAAGATGTATCTGAATCGCTAATACCACCACTGTCGTTAAGAGTAGTTTGAGAATAACCTGTTGATAAGCCACTCCACAGACCAGCACCAAAACCTGTGCCAGTTACAACAGTGTCTAAACCAGTGTTGATTTGATAAGCAGCTACTACAGAAGAACCACCACCCGTAAGTGTACCTGAACCTGCGGTTCCCGCAGTAGCTATCGTATAGCTGTTTGAATCAATTGCAGTTAACTGATGTTCTTTGTTTAGTTGTGCAGCAGTAATACTATTTACTGCTGTTGCTCCGCTAATAGTAACAAAGTCATTGGTCACTGCACCGTGAGCCGGGGCCGTAACAGTAACTACACTACTACCATTGACCGTTGTTAAAGGATTTGCTCCTAAAGTTGTTGTAGCTCTTATAGGAGTTATGTCGTTATAAGCGCCGCCTTCTTCAATATAAACTTTGGTTTCCGTACCAAGGCCCATGTACTTAGAACCATCTAAAGCAGCCCAAACATGCAATGATCGACCCACGCCGTCTATTGTGCTACTGCTTAATCGAGACCACCCGCCCATTTTTTCAGGACGGCCTTTCCTAAACCGTATTAAATCAGAATTAAACCAACCGTTTTCATCACCGTAAGACGTTGTTTCTCTGTTTACGCCAGGTTTAAATGTAATTTTTGATAAAGGCATTAAACTACTCTTTTCCTATTTGGTTTTTGCCCAAAAAACTATGCCTATTATAGCTACTGTTCCTATTAATAACACAACTATGTTTTTCATTATCTCAAAAGCTGCGTCTAATTGTTTTGCCTTACGCTCTCTTTCTTTTTTTCTTGCCGACTTATGTTTTTCAACCAACTCTTTTTGTTCTAATATTATATTATCCCAAGTACCATGTCCAAATCTTCTATTAATTAATAACGACATTTGATCTAAAGCTTCATCAGCCATCTTTCTTTCTATGTGGGCTTTAGCTACGTTACCTATAGAAAACCTATCTGCACTATCTCCTAATTTTCTTTTTAATACAGAATCCCATTTTGCAAGAATAGGGTTAGGTGTTTTAGATTTTGCTACTTGAGAAGACCCTTTAAATAAATTATCAATATCTCCTGCTATCTCTGATACGTCTTTTGCTGTTCCTATTGCACCTCGTATGCCTTTTACAGCACTTTGTACTAACGCTAATCCAGCTAAAATTTCCGCGACCATAACATTTCTCTATTACTCTACTTCAACCCAACCCTTGGAATTGTCAGCTTGATAAGCATCCTCATCCCAAGAATATTTCTTGTCGTCATCAGGCATCGTAATTGGTGCTTGCCAATCGTCATCACTATCTAAGGCCCATGAAGCGAAAGGTTTTGGAGATATGAATTTATCCTTAGTAGAATCGTAGCTATAGCCAATACCCGCAAATTGCTTGCGAATTTTATTGTTGTAGCTAGTTTTCACCCAATCATCTGCATGAACTTTATCTTTTAACCAAGCGATGCAAGCCGCTTCACCGTCATTAGTTTCCATGTCGTTATCCATTACTAAAACTTGAACGACTATTTTGTCTGAATTTACTTGTGCGTAATGTGCCATTATTTAATCACCTTTAGGTCTGGCTCCAGTATCTCCGGAGGTTGAGGGTTTTGCTTTTGGGTTTTGCCTTTTTCAAAAGCGTCACATTTCCCCCACTTCATCATGGAGGGGAAAATACTAATAATTTGACCTTGTATCGTCACAATCGGTACGGGAGGATTAGCCACGCAAAGCACTTCACCTTCGGCTTGGCTTTCCATACTGTGACTACATACATCGCAACTTTTTTTCATTTTAATTCCTATCTAAAACTTGGCCCAAGAAACCAAACTACTAACGAGTATCGATTTCCCTTGGTTATTTTTTCTACGCAGTGTTGCATATATGATGGAAATACAAGAACACTTCCTTTTCCTTTTATTGTGTCTTTTTCGCTATCATAAAATTTAAAATCGCCACCTTCGTAATTTTCATTTAACAGTACCGTCATCGACAACTTTCTTGTTTTATTGTGAAGCCAATTATTTTCTGGCTCATCGTAAGTTGTTACACCGTCTCCGTCTGTGTGGTAATCATAAAAACAACCCTTACTGTACTTACCAATTTGCATAGTCTCTGCGGCATCTACTTCAAAATTCCACCCAGACTGTCGATTTGCTGATCGCATATAATCAAAAACTAAATCAAACAGCCACTGTTCCGTTGTCCACGCAATATTTGTTTTCCGTTTTCCTTGGCCTTCTACTCCTTTAGTCGTTGCCTTTTGCCATTGTTTTTCTGCAAGTTTTATTATTTTATTACACGTTTTCGAGTCCACTGCGTTATCAAAACGCCACCACGTAATCTCTTCTGCCATTACTTGTATTTATACCTAACTATCACGATGCCTGAACCACCAGTCTGACCTGTTTGATAACCGCCACCGCCACCGCCTCCACCGCCACCAGTATTTGTTCCTCCAGCCGTAGCCACTCGTGTTGGACTTGGCGCACAACCTCCAAGACCGCCACCACCTGTTCCAGCATCACCGTTATCATAGCCACCTCCACCGCCACCACGAGTAACAGATGCTCCAGAAATTGTAGATGCAAGGCCGTTTCCACCGTCTCCACCGTTGTTGGTATGAGCGCCATTACCTCCTGCCGTTCCAGCACCACCGCCACCACCGCCATAGTCACCTACTGAGTTACCGCCAGCAGTTCCTTGATTAGAGGTAGCCGCACCGCCCGGATTAGTACTTCTACCGCCACCGCCACCAGAACCACCAGATAAGTCAGCACTCGACGGGCCTAAGTATCCTTGACCGGGACCACCGCCAACACTTGTAATTGATCCAAAGACTGAATTTGCACCTTTGCTTCCGCTGAGGCCATTGGGTGCGCCTAATGCTCCACCAGCACCGATAGTAACAGTGTAATCTTGAATTGCCGCCGTTAAGCCAGTTTCGCTTGAACTACCACCGCCTGATGATTCGCTATTCCAACTAGCTCGATAGCCACCTGCACCACCGCCACC